GCATACATTGAAGGGTCATTCGTAAACAAAAAAACCTATACCTCAAAAGGGGGAACCTGTTTGGTTGTACAATTTGCGACCTAGCCGGATCACAATTACACCAGCCGATAACCGCATGCCTGCGAATTATATTTTTGAGTTTGCAGGACGCAAAGTTACATTTGGCGTTACCGTCATGGGTGTAAGTAATATCTTGCACTTGAAATTGTTTAATCCTATCAATGACTGGTTTGGCATGTCCCCTATTAATGCAGCGTCATGGTCAATTGATCAACACAATGCGTCTTCACGGTGGAACCTTAATATGCTTCTTAATTCAGCAAAGCCGTCTGGGTATTTGATACAAAAATCTGATGAACATGTTCTTACGCAAACACAACGTGAAACCTTAGAAAAATCATTAGATTTGAAACATTCCGGGCCAAATAATACAGAGCGTCCGATGATCGTAGAGGGAGGATTTGAATTTAAAGAGGGGGCGATGAAGGCTAAAGATGTTGATTTTCTTAAGGGTAAACAGATGTCGGCGCATGACATTGCGCTTGCTTTTGGAGTACCTATTGATCTTATCAATACGCAACAAGCTAAATTTGACAATATACAAGCTTCTAATCAGCAGCTTTGGGAGAACACAATACTTCCACTTATGCAGCATTTTGTTGATGAATTAAACAATTGGCTTGTCCCTAGATATGGCAATGAGAATCTAAAACTTTGGATTGATAAGGAAAATATCCTTGCACTTACTCAAAGGAAATTGAGACGTGCACAGGCGCTTGAATCAATCTCTTATATGACTATCAATGAAAAGCGAAAAGCTATAGGGTTTGAACCTATCGAAGGGGGCGATCAGTTACTTGTTGCTTTTGGACAGGTACCTCTTGATCAGGTTGCCGAAATTTCTCTAGTATCTTCTATGCCAGCGTCAAAGAGTATTACAGATATAGCAGTAGAACGCATGCTTGCGGATGGGTTTGACAAGGATACCTCTACCAATTTGATAGATATTATGCTTAGGAAAAAGGTGTCTTAGAATCGAATTATCACATTAGAATAGGTTGGTATGGAATCCTTAATTTATCACATTAGAACACACTGGTATGGAATCTTAGATTTATCATATTAGAACACGTTGGTATAGAATCTTATAATTATGGCAATTTTAGGTTACTGGTACATCATTTTTACCTTATGGTTTATAGGGCGTTATTGGGGTGACGTCAGAGAATCTATAAAATGGTTTTGTGTTCTTGCTTTTTTTGCGATAGTTCCCATCCTTGCTTTTATTCAAATAATATGCTAATCACGAACACCCGCAAAGAACGTGAGCAAGAGCGTGACGAACAAACTGCACTCCAAATTCAACAATCTAACAAAATGGAAAATGCCGTTTTACGATTGATTCGGCGCATTGGCATTTTGGCTGCGAAACAATTTAGAGAAACGGGAAGCCTCCCTCCTAAATGGTTAATAAATGAACATCAACAAGATTTTAACGATTTGTTTGAGCGTCAATATAGACGCACTATTGAGATTTTTTCAGATAGAGTTTTTAATGATATTGATGAAGAGGCTAAGGCGCACGTGCGCGCGTATGAGCGCAAGGGGCTTAATGAAGCCATACTGAGTTTTGACGTTTTAGCCGATGACTGGATCATTGCCAACGGTGTTACACAGTCCACTTTAATTGCCGAATCTTCTGCCAAAACCATTACTCGAATTATTTCTTTAGGCGTTGAGAATCAATCAGGTACTAATCTTATAGCCCAAAGCATTAGTACTGTTATGAAGGATATTGCACCGTTTAGAGCACGGGCTATAGCCATAACAGAAACTCATAACGCTGCTATGTTTGCTAACATAACAAGCACTAGACAGGCAGATAGAGAGCTTGATTTAGGATTGCTAAAGGTTTGGGAACCGGTCATGGATAGTGCTACACGTGAAGATCACATAGCAATGTTAAGTCATGTCGCCATTAGGCTTGATGATTTTTTTGATGTTGGGGGGAATGCTATGGACAGACCGGGTGATCCGGGGGCACCTGCGGAACAGGTTATTAATTGTCGGTGTGCGCTGGTTTATCAGCGGCAATAATAGCCTTCCCTTCAAAATCTTTTAGTCCAGTATAGTCTTGGGAAATGTATTTTTCTTTTCCTTCCATTTGATCCTTCCAATTTGCTGGTAATCCAAAATCAAGAAACCATAAAATACGTTGACCGGTTTCCCTTTCGGCAAGGGTAGCCTCTTTTTCTTTTTTGGCAAGTTTGTCCCATTTAGGAGAAAAACACCATTGCCATAGGTTATTGCCTAAAATTAATTTGTCATTTTGTTCTATAATTTCTATTTTGTCATTGTCTTTATCACTAGCAGTTAAAAAACGATTCATTCTATCTAAATATTTTTCGTTTTCAATGGGCGCAAAATTATCATATTTATAAAGGTATCTATTAAGAGCGTATCCTGCGGTTATTACTGGATAGTTTTCAACCCAAACAGTTTTATGCTTTCCATGCACTGTGTAATTCAGTGTTATTAGATATTTAGCCATTTCACGAAGGTTTTTTTTATTCACAGTATTTTCCCAACTCTTCTTTTAAAGAAATTATTTCTTTTACTGTTATGTCTTTTTTGCAATTGGTATGAATGGTGAAAGTTAAGGGCAGATTTGGTTTAGATAATAGATTCTTAATTTTATTAGCAACCCAATCGTTTAAATTAAAATTTGTTTCATTCATAACTTAACTCTATATTGTTGACTTTTATTTGTCAAGTTTTTTATTATTTATTTTTATAAAAATAATAATAAATAAATAGTGTATACCCTGTGTATAAATGTTGAAATATCTACTTAATATGGTACTATAAAATTATGAAACAAAATACTAAAGAAGAGGTTGAGTATAGAGCCCTTGGTTTTGACATCGAGTTAAAAGAAGATGGCGAATCTAAAGAAGGTTTGTTAGGTTCATTTAAGGCTATAGCCTCTACGTTTAAAAATGTTGATGTTTTTGGTGATGTTATTCAAGAGGGAGCGTTTGATAATGCTTTAGCCAAAGCAGATCATACAGGTAAAATGCCAAAGCTTTTTAAGCAGCATTCTTCACGTGATATACCCGGCATTATTAAATCGATGAAAGTGGATAAGCAGGGATTGAAAATTCAAGGCAATTTTATTGATACTACATTAGGACGTGATACGCGGGTGGAGGTTAGGACTGGTGCCATTGCCGATATGAGCATAGGTTTTATTGACAAAGATTCTGAAGAGCCGGAAAAAGGAAAAGCAAAACGTATTATTAAAGATATAGATTTGATCGAGGTTAGTTTTGTTACTTTTCCGGCTAATGACAAGGCTAATGTAATTAGTGCCAAGGGTGCCCCGCAAACAGAGCGTGATATAGAGAGACTTTTGAGACAGTGGGGCTTCTCTCAAACAGAAGCCAAACGATTTATTTTAGGAGGTTTTAAGTCAATTAAGGTTGCTCAACGGGATGTTGAAGAGCCTATTTCTAGCGAGACGCTGGGACTGTGTGATTTAAAAATTCAAGTAATGATTCAACAAATGAAGAATAATAATATGAACTTTTTAAAGGAGGTTATCTAATGGGTGAACCACAATTACTGGATACTTTAAAACAATATAAAGAAACTCTTGATGAAACGCATAAGCTGGTTTTATTATCACGTGAAGAGGGCGATAAAGAGCGAGCCACTAATAAGGAAAAGCTTGAAAAAATAGATGGGAAAGCATCGGACAACCTTGTCAAGCTTGATGAATATAGAGATACCCTTAAAAAGCTTGAAGAGCGTCAAGAGAAAATTGAGGCTTTGGCTAACACTGCGGGTAAATCTGTTGATGAAACAGAAGAGAAACGTGGTGAAATTGCGAGTATGTTTGATTCATTTATGCGTAAACAGAGCGGGAATCAATTAACTTTTGGCATGGATTTAAAAGAAAAAAAGCCTGAGTTATACACATTGTGTTTAAAAGATAAGTATCCAACGATGTCTATGGAAGAGATCGAAAAAAAAGGCTTATCTGTTGATAGTGATATTGACGGTGGGTTTTTGGTACAGAATCTTATAATGCCAATTCTGAAGACTAGAGTATTTGAGACATCTAACGTGAGAGCAATTGCTAATGTTGTTACGATCAGTACCAATGCTTTGCAAATGCCGATTGATGATGATGAGGCAGAATCTGGCGGGTACGTTGGGGAAAGGCAATTACGTCCTAATACGAATACACCTAGAATTCGTGAGGCTATGATTCCTGTTCAAGAGCAATTTGCTAATCCTACGATTACCCAAACGCTTTTGGATGACGCTGCCTTTGACGTTAGTAATTGGTTGGCAGGGAAAATTGCTGACATATTTATGCGTACTGAGAATACTAAATTTGTCAACGGTACAGGAGCCGGGGCTAAAGAGCCTAGGGGATTTATGACATATCCTGCTGCTGCCGGTTCTGATTTTGAGGTCAATGCTATTGAGCAGATACCTTCTTTGAATGCTAATGAGATTACCACTGACGGCATTATTGAGCTGCAAGGTTCTCTTAAAGAAGACTATCAAATGAATGCGACCTTTGTAATGAATCGTAGAACATTTACGAAAATTTTACGGTTGAAAAATTTACAAGGGGATTACCTGTGGAATAGGGCACTTGATAAAAATGTTCAAGTTCCTTTTGATCTACTTGGAAGGCCTGTTCGGTTTTTCAATGATATGCCTTTGGTAGGAACGGATACGCTTCCAATTGCTTATGGTGACTTTAAAAAAGCTTTTTGGATTGTTGATAGAATGGGAATGAGGGTATTGCGGGACCCTTTCACCGCAAAGCCTTTCATCCAATTTTTTTCAACAAAGCGAAATTCCAGTGATATACTTAATTTTGAGGCATTAAAGATACAAAAGGTAACTACATAACGTTTAATGCGATAATATTGGACGTCCCGCAAGGGGCGTCCTTTATTTAAAAGGAGATTTATTATGCCCGGAAGAGAGATTGCCTCTAAAACTGAAAGTGAGATAGCTTTAAATATTACTATTTTTAGTTCTAATGGAATATTACAAGGGAGCGTAATAGACTTGCAACGATCTAATGCCGTTTTGTTTGCCATTCTTGCTGGTGAAATTGTGGACGGAACGCATGCGTTTACCTTTGAAGAATCTGAGGATGTGGGATTTAGTTCTCCAATTGTTATCACAGATAATGACCTTCGTGGTAATGTTTTGGCAAATTTAGTTTTTACTAATGCGGAAGAGGGTACTCTTCAACAAGTTAGTCTTGTTAACAACAAAAGATTTGTCAGGATTATAGTTACGACTTCTGGTGCAAGTACCGGTGGGACTTTGGGGGCTGTTGCGGTTAAACAAGATTTGAGTCTTACTCCAACAATTTAAGGAATTTAAATTATGCCTGGAAGAGAAATTGCTTCAAAATCTGAAGTAGAAATAGCTTTTGATACTGAGACTGTAACTTTTAACGGGGTGACAAATGGTATAATTTTAGATTTGCAGCGTTCTAATGCAATTTTATTTGTTATTCACGCTGGAACAATTACAGATGGTTCATTTGGGTTTACATTTGAGGAAGATGATGGTGTAGGGTTTTCTTCTCCTGTGGCTATTCCAGATAGTGACTTGCGGGGGAATCTTTCATCTGATTTAATATTTGTAAATACTGATGGTGATACTGTTAGAAAAGTAAGTCTTGTTAATAATAAAAGATTTGTAAGAATGATTGTTACGACTTCTGGTGCAAGTACTGGCGGGATTTTTAGTGCTACCGCAATAAAACAAGATTTGAGTCTTACGCCGATAACATAAGGAAGTTTTTTATGCCTAGAAGAGAAATTGCTTCAAAATCCAAGAGTGAATTAGCACTTCGATTAACTGCTAGAATAGATGGCATTCATAATGGCTTTGTAATTGATTTACAAAATGTTGATTCTATTTTGTTTTTTATTCTTAGCGGGAATGTCATGGATGGCACTCAT